CGGCTTTGACGAGTCGGTGAGTTTCTGGTGCTCCGACGACGTGGTCATTGAGCAGGCCCGGTCTGAGGACGTGCTGCCGATGCTCGTCCCGGCGTCGGTGGTTGAGCATGTCCAGTCGGCGACCCTCAAGACCCAGCGCAACCGCGACGACCTCACCTGGAAGCAGGTCGACATCTTCATCAACAAGTACGGCAGCCACCGTCTGCGGGATCACCCCGAATATCTTCGGTGGAAGAAGAGTCAGGCTATAATTAGTCAGTGAATTTCAGCATCGGGATCGTCGCCCACCACTCTCGCCATGACCGCGCCACCAACCTCGCCGATGCCGTCGGTGCCGAGGTGGTGATGGTCGATCCTGGCCACATTAAGGCCGGTAAGAATCACGAGAGGTGCTATGAGTGGCTGGCCGAGACCGGGGCGTCGCCGTGGTCTGTGGTCATTGAAGACGATGCCATTCCTGTCACCGACTTCCGACAGCAGTTGGCCGCCGTGCTGAAGGTTACGCCCAGCCCGATCACCAGCCTGTATCTCGGCAGGTTCCGGCCCCCGCACTGGCAGTCCCAGATCGCCCAGAAGATTGGTGGCGATCAGCATTTTCTGATGGCCACCGAACTCCTCCATCATGTCGGTGTGGCCGTCAAGACGTCACTGATTCCCGGCATGCTGGATTTCCTCAACAATGACTCCGACTATCGCACCAAGCGCAGGCTCCCCATCGACGAGGCGATCGGTCGTTGGGTTCGGGCCGAGGGCAGGAGAGTCGCCTACACCACCCCCTCGATTCTCGATCACGAGCATCGGATCCCCACCGTCATCACCAAGCACCTGAGTCAGCACAAGGGTGAGACCGGCAAGCGGCCCGGTAATCAGCCTCGCAAGGCCTGGGTCTTCGGTGCCCGGCCCGACTGGAAGTCTTACGTCGCCGATATTCCCGAACCCTGCCAGCCCCGCATCAAGCCACTCAAATCAGTGACGACGACCAGCGAGGAATCATGACCCTACCCAAACGCACTCTGACCGTGAATTTTCAGCGTTCGGTCACTGCCGGGCAGGCCGACCTCCTTGAGGTCACGGTGACTCCCCTCGCCGAGCCGAGCGCCCCCTCCCAATCGTCTCTGGTCGGGTTAAGTACCACCCAGGTCGTTGTCCTGGCCGATGAGTCCAATGCCGTGGAGTTCGAGTTGGTGCCCACCGACCATCCCGGCCTAACCGAGCGTGTCCTGTACCGCATCGCCTGGCGTCACCGTTACCTCGGACGACAGTACGTCAAAGACTTCGTGATGCCCGACTTCGATGTCGCCTTCGAGGACTTGGAAGAACTCGGTAACGTCATTGGTGGCGAGACCTACGTCCAGTGGTCGGACCTCGACAGCCTGCCCCGCAAGGTCAACGTCGCGGTCGTCCCCACCACCGGTGCCGACGCCACAGTCACCCACAATCTAGGCACCGATGACCTGATCGCCGTCTTCCGGGACTCCAACACCGACGAGTCGGTGGTGCCTGTGTCGTGGGCACCTATTGGTAGCAATACCCTGACCGTGACGTTCGAGACGGCACCCACCACCGGTCAATACCGGGCCATCGTTATCGGGTAAAAAAGCCGCCCTGCCGCCAGCGGGTTTTCGGACTTGAATAGGTGGAAGGCGGGTGGTTCGGGTGACGCAACGGTTCTGGCCTCTCGCTGCGGGCCGCATCATCACCAGCCCTTACGGCCCCCGCGACGGCGGCTATCACTACGGCACCGATTTCGGGTTCCCGGGCGGCTCCGCCGGGAAGCCGGTGTTTGCCATCGACTCGGGAATCGTCGTGTACAGCGGTGCCGCCCAAGGCTACGGCGGCCCCGACCCGGCCGGGTGGATCGTCATCAAGTCCGACTCCGGGGTCTGGGAGTACGGACACATCGTGCGGGAGCCTCACATCCGCCCGGGGGTGATGGTTGACGCCGGGACGAAGATCGCCACCATCAACCCCAACAGTGCCACCAACGGCGGTACCGCACCGCACCTGCACCTGTCCTGGATGCCGGGAAGGTATGACCCCAACCAGAAGAAGGACCCGATCCCGGTGCTGCGTGACGCCGCTGAACCCGGGCCGATCAAGGAGAAGAACGTGGGCTGGAGTGGAGACCCCGTCTGGCTGGCTGACGTCCTGAAGAACTGGAAGAAGGGTTCTCGTCTCAAAACTGTCGAGATGCCCGACTGGAACCAGTACGGGCATGGCGACTTCGGGCAGATCTGGGGGGTGATGGTCCACCACACCGGCAACGCCAACGCCGACGCGATGTCGATCCGCAATGGCCGCCCCGACCTCGCCGGTCCGCTCTCCAACCTGCACATCGCCCAGGACGGGACGGTCACTGTGGTCGCGGCCGGGGTCTGCTGGCACGCCGGGTACGGCTCCTATCCGGGCATCCCCACCAACGGCGGCAATCAGGTTCTGATCGGCATCGAGTGTGCCTGGCCCCGCGACACCTCCATCACCCCGGCCACTCAGACCCGGGAGCGGTGGCCCGACCCCCAGATCATCGCTATGCGTGACACGGTGGCCGCCATCCTCGACCGTCTCGGATATGGCCCCGACCGGGTGATTGCTCACAAGGAGTACGCCGGTCGCTCCCAGGGCAAATGGGACCCCGGCAACCTGGACATGAACTGGTTCCGCTCCGAGGTCGGCCTGGCCCAGCGTGGTCAGTTCATCCCCAAGCCGACACCCGTCCCCACACCGCCGGACACTTCCAAGGTCTATCCGCGCGACTACACCGACCGCGAGCTTCTCGAAGACATCTGGAAGACCCTGCAACCCCTGAAAGGCAAGTCATGATCTCCCTCCTGAAGCTCGACCCCAAGGTCCGGCAGTGGCTTTACGCGGTCGCCGCCTTCGCCTCGGCCCTCATCCCGCTGCTGGTGACCTACAACGTCATCAGCGCCGAGTCCTCCAACTCCTGGCTGCAGTTGATCGGGATTCTCGGTGGTGTGGGTGCCGCCGGTGCCACCACCGCTGCGGTGGTCACCTCCAAGCAGCGCAAGGAGGGCACCCTGGACTTCACCGGTTCGGCCGACGAGCAGGCCGTCCAGGCTATCGAGTACACCGCCCACGCCGCCTCGGAGGGGGTGGCCCGGCTGCAGAAGATCATCCAGGCCGCCTCGTCCGCCGTGCCGCCCAACCCGGCGTCTCCCAATAGCGACCCGTCCAGCGCCAACTACCAGCCCTGAGGATCATCTATGTACATCGGCGGTCAGTGGGTAGGTCTCGGCCTGGGTGACAGTAGCCCCGAGGTGCGGGAACTCAAGCGCTTTATGAGGCGCAAGTTCTCCTACGCCAAGAACCTCGACGACACCACCCTCTACGACCAGGCTATGGTGACCGCCGTCGCCGACATGCAGGATGATGACGTTGTGGAAGAGTGGCGTTCTGTTCCGGGATATCCCGACTATGAGGTGTCAGATCAGGGACGAGTGCGGTCGTTTCGGAGAAACCGGCAGGGACAAGTGTTGCGGGTAAATCGCATCACTAACGGATACCTTCAGGTGAATCTGTACACAGGATCGGGAAAGGGGTCTCGCAAGCTGGTGCATCGGTTGGTCCTGGAGGCGTTTGTGGGACCGAAACCGTCTGGCCATGAGGCCTGTCATAACGACGGGGATCAGACAAACAATCGACTCACCAACCTGCGTTGGGATACTCCTAAAAACAATGCTCGTGATGTGAAATTGCACGGTCGTCAATTTCAGGAAAACAAGACTGAGTGCCCCCAGGGTCACAGCTATTCGGGAGACAACATCTACCACCGTCCTGGCGGCGGCCGGGGGTGCAAAGCGTGCCGCGCCGAAGCGACACGAAGGAGCAGGGCTAGAAGGTCATCATGCGTATAGGTGGACAGTACGTTGGCATAGGTCTTGGGGATTCCAGCGAAGAAGTCGGCAAGATTCGTGATTTTGGAAGACGAAAGTTTTCGTACTGGAAGGACCTTCCTGACGCGCGAAACGCACAGGGGCTTCCGTTGTATGACGAGGCGATGGCCGCCGCTGTAGCCGAGACTCAGGCCCGCTACAACACCGGTTTCGGCCAGCTGGCGACCGGCAAATACATTCCGGGAATCGTCAACTACGAGACCAAGGTCGTGATGGGCTTCATCGCCCGACCGAAGCGGCCCGACCAGCGCCCGATGCTGTTCAGTGTCTGCGGCACCGGGGTGCCTTGGTGGGTCGGCCCCGACGCCGACACCGCCCGCGCGGTCGAGGACAAGTACCGCTGGCAGCCGATCGGCTACCCGGCCACCGCCGTCCCGATGGGCAAATCCATCCAGGCCGGGAAGGACGAACTGGAGAACCAGTTCAACATCCACCGCGAGCAGATCATCGCCTACGGTGCCGCGCTCCTGGGCTACAGCCAGGGCGCGATCGTCGTCTCCGAGTTGTTTGAGGAGCAGATTCGTCCGATCTCAGGCCGTCTTCGGTGGGCCTACCTTCACCTCACCAAGGCCTGCACCTGGGGCAATCCGAGCCGCGAGAAGGGCAAGGTCTGGCCCGACGCCGGTGGGCCGCCCGCCTCACCGCACACCCGGGGTGTCGTCGACAATCGCATGATCGACACCCCCGACTGGTGGCGCAACTACGCCCACAAGGGTGATCTGTACACCGACTGTCCGGACGATGAGTCGGGCGAGAACCGAACCGCGATCTGGAAGCTGATCCGCAACGGGGACGCCTTCCGAGGCCCCGACAGCCTGCTGCGCCAGGTGCTGGAGTTGACCGGCACCGTCCGCGACGCCCACCAGATCAGCGAGACGACCGGGATGGTGAAGGCGATGATGGATGCCCTGATCTTCTTCGGCAAACAAACTCGCCCGCATACAAACTACTCGACCGCTGAGGCGATTGCGTACCTGAGGTCATGACGCGCCGCGTTATATGCTGGGTGTCATGACCAAGCCCGTATTGGTTAACAACTTCGATCCCATCGGCCAGTTCAAGTCCGGAATCTCCTCCGGCACGCCCTGGGATTCGATTGTTGATTTCGCCACCAGCAAATCATTCTGCGGTAAGAGGCTCTATCCCCGGCAGATGACCCTGCTCAAGCTGATCTACCTCGAAACCGAGTCGATGACCGACTACGACATGGAGGTCATCAACTCCTGGGCCGAGGGTTTCAAAAACGTCAACAACCCGATGGGGGTACAGCCCGACATCTGGGATCGGATCGAGTACCTGAAGGCCAACGGCTTCACTCATTTTCCGCACGTCCAGATGGTGATGGGACGCCGCGCCTCGAAGGGCATTATCGGCAGTATTCTGGCCACCGAACGGATCGCCTGGCTCTACAGCCTCGGCTCCTGGCAGCAGCACTTCAACCAGGTTCCCGGTCAGGTCGCCGAGATCACCGTCGTCGCCAACAGCCTGACCCAGGCCGTGACCCGGCAGTTCCGGGATATTCGCAACGCCGTGTTCGCCTGCGAGTATCTGAGGCCACACATAGTCGGCGATAAACAAACAGAATTTTATATCCGCACCCCGGGCGATGAGCAGACCATTATCGAGAACAAGCTGGCTGGAATCACCTCCGACCGGGAGATCGCCACCATCTACTGCAAGGCCTCCAGTTCGGTCTCCACCAGCGGTCGTGGCGGCACAGGGCTTTTCAACGCCTACGACGAGTTCGCTCACATGTTGGCCGGTACCGGCTCCACCAAGACCGGAGAGGAAATCTACGACGCCTTCCAGCCCTCGCTCGACCAGTTCGGTCATCACGCCATGACCTACTGCGCCTCTTCGCCCTTCTCGAAAATCGGCAAATTTTATGATCTGTACCAGCAGGGCCGGATCACCATGGATTCCTACAACCTGCGCGAGGGGAAGCTGAAGACCACCAGCTTCATCGAGGAGGCCCAGTCCCAGGACATCGACCTCGACCCCGACGAGATCAGCGCCGCCGTCGCCGAGCCGACCTTCCTGGTCGTCCAGCTGCCCAGCTGGGACACCTACCGCGACTGGGAGCGGTCGCGTGAGATTCCGATACTTCCCGGCCGCACCCGAACCTTCCCCCGCTGGAACTCCCCGGTGCAGTACGAGCCGAAAGAGGACGGCACCCCCGACGAGCGGGTGCAGTACCGCCGGATGCGCCGCAACCCAGACAAGTTCAAGGTCGAGCGGGGCGGCCAGTTCGCCACCGTTCAGGACGCCTACCTCAATGAGGTGATGGTCGACCGGATGTTCGAGCCGCCCGACTGGCGTCCTCCGCTGGAAATTCAGCATCAGGGCAAGCTGTCGCTGTCCTATCGTGCCCACGCCGACCCGTCACGCACCAACGCGAATTTCGGATTCTGCATCGCCCACCTCGAACAGGCACCCCCCGACGAGCACGGCAT